ACTATTTTTAGAAAAATTTAAAAATCTACCTTCTACTAGTTTACTCCAAGTACCTGCACCTAAATTATTATATTGATAAATAATACATTTAGCAGTTGATGGGGCAAAATTACTAATAAAATCAGAAGAAGTGTCTACATAATCAGTGTAAAATAAATATACATTGTTTTCAGAAGGATCTACAAAATAACCTATAACATCTAGATTAGGATCTGTAGGTAGTAAAGGATTAGCAACAATAGAGTTTCCTTCTATATTTTCTAACGCCCCAACATCTTCACCCTGTGATCTACTAATAGCCACGTTTTGTGCTGATCTGTACTCGCCTTGTGGAATCAATCGATCATCAAGATCTTGATTCATTTTAGACTGTACAAAATTATTTTGAATATCTGGCATTTAATTCTAGTGTTTTATCCATTTAGATTTACCACGTGTAACTTGTACAAACTCGTTTAGTTTAATATTAGATAAACGTATTTTAGCATTACGAAGTTTTGCAGACTTTTCTTTTTTAAGTCTTTGTACTACATATTCGGGTTGATTTGCTCTTGTAGCAATTATAGCATGTAATATATAAGCATACATAGCTTCTTCCGCCATTTTAGGTACTTCAGTATCTAAATCGCTAGAAAGACCATCTGATATATATTCTAAGTTTATTATTTTATCAACTAAATTATTAGAAAAAGATATTTTATTTATTCTATTATTAATATTAAAATAACCATTTATGTTAGCATACTGAGGATCTAATCCGTATCGTTGGCCATAACCAACCATACCAATATAATCATTGAAAAATTCAGATGCTAGCAATGGATCATTTAATAAATTTGCTTGATTGTTAAAATTATTTTTATCCCATCTATCATCTATTATAGAACTAGCTGCTTCTATATTTTCGTTAAAAGCATCTTGCATTGGTACTCCTTTGTTATCTTGTATTGGAAGTTCTGTCGGGCTTTGATGAAGATTATTTGAAGGCATTATAATATGCTGACGACCATTTTGGTCTACCCAATATATGTTTACATAATTAACGTAATCTTGTGGAAGAACTACGCTTAAGCTTTTAGGAACTGTAAGTTCTTGAGATTTTTTACTTTTTAGCGTATCATAACTAAATTCTTGTAGTGCTCTTTTAGCATGAAATATTACATCAGTTCTTTTTACATCTAAAACAAGTTTACCAGCGCCGATGTAAGCTACTAAAAAGTTGTTTACTATATCACCTATTTTTACATAAGAGTAAGAACCATAATTGTTTTCTACTATATCTCCAAAAGCTTTTTCTCCTATAGTGTTACCGTAATTACCACCATCTAATTTTTTTAATTGCACAACTACAACTGTGTTAGCAGCAAGAGCGCCTGTTATTGTTATAGCGTTGCTAGAAACTGTATACGGGCTAGTGTACTCAGTATATGTACCTGCAGCTCCTGTAGGGCTTGTATATAACTTAAAATTGTTTAAAGCATAACTAGGTGTTGCAGAAGATGCTGCGTTAAATATTAGATCTGTATTAAATGTAGTTGTAAATACTTGACCAGCAGTACCACCTGCGTCACCAACAAAGCTTTGAGCTCCTTCGTAATATTGCCTATTATTTTCTTGCATCATCGCCATGTCTTAACTTTTTGAATTTACTTCTTCTGATTGAACTGCTTGAGAAGCCGCTTGAACTATTTGTGGATCTCTAATTACAACACCCGCATAAGCAAGTATACGAAGTATAACTTCTGTTTGCTCCGTGTTATCTAACTCAAATTGAGTAGATGTAGCTGAATTATATATATATGGTCCAGAGGTCCAAGTACCACCACCTAGTTGTTGATAACCCCAAACAACATCAGCAGGTTTACGTATGTAACTAACTGTTATATCTGCAGCAGTAACAATCGTTGTTGGCTTTACAAATATATGTGTTTCACCTGTATTTGCACCACCAGTTCCTTGAACTACTTGCTCGTATAAATAAACAGGAAATTGAGTTGTAGGTTTTGTAAGTGGAGAAAGATTAATATTTAAGAAGTCATTGCGTTCTACGCGTTGTAATTCTTTCTCATCTTTATATATAACTGTACCTATTCTGTGTAGATCAGATGGCGGTAAAAAATAACCACCAGCTCCGTTATAAGTAGTATTACCTATAGTTTTAAATATAGATATACAATTGTCAATATTTTTTTGTCTGTTAGCGTATTCGCTGTCAGCTTGTGGCACTCGTAATTGCTGATTAAGATCTTCAAAATAGTTTTCAAAAATTTCTAACTGTACCTGTGTGCCTAACTTATTGAACTCTTCTGGTGTTATATAGCCTCGTTGTTCTTTGTTAAGAATAGACAACACCGTTGTATAAACAGTATTTACGTTTATTGCCATTGATTTTTTTATTTATATACAGGGCGCATTACACGCCCTGATATATTATTACACGTTAGAGAAGTTTTTTCTCTATTGATTTATAAACTTCTACGCCTTCGTCAGTTTTAAACCACGCAGCCATTGCTGAGTATGGGTTTTCATCAAACGGTACGTTCATTAGTTTTCTTCCATTACTACCCCAAGTAAATGTTCTTTGATCTTGTGATAGATTAATAACTCCATTTTCTGTAGCTACAATTGCTATATTACGTAATTGTACGTTTTCATCATTAGCAAGTTCTACAAACAAAGATGGATTCTTTTTAGCAAACAATAATAAGTCGCGTTTAAGTTCTTTAGAACTCATCTTAGACACCTTAGAACCAATCTCAACACGCATAATAGCTTCTATCTGATCTATATCCATAGACTTAGCAGCGTTAAGCGCATCAATTTGTAGTTCTAATTCATCAAGTTCGTCTTCAGCTTCTTCTACCGCACTATACTCTTCGTATAATTTACCTTTTAAAGGGTGGTATAATGAAAGTAATTTTTGTAGGTTTTGTTTTTGTTTAGGTACAACAAGGGTGCCGTCTTTAAACATAATGTGACCTAAAGTTGCTTCACCTTTTTGTTCATCAACAAGAGGTGAATCTTGGTTAGTCGCGTATCTTATTTCTCTTTGTTTACCTGTTACAGAATCAAAATATAGTAACGCGTGTTTTCTTGTGTGTCGTCCTGGAATTTTAAGTGTTAAAGGTGATTTATTACCTTTTAAAAAATAAACACGTTCTTTAATTTCCCATTCAGGTTTATTTGACTTTTTTTCTTCAGTTTTAGCCTTAACTGTTTGTTGAGGTGCAACCTCATTTGTTTCTACTGCTTTAGCTTCTTTAGCCATGATATAATAAAATTAAATAGTTAAAAAAAATAATATCCCCCGCCCGAAGACGGAGGTTATTATTAAAATTGAATCATTAGATTCCTTTGAATAGTACAAAGTTGTTAGCAGCTTGAGTTACTAAACATCTTTCAGATAGGAAGTTTACTTCCATTGCATCAAGAGTTGAAGTAAATGCACCGCCAGCTGAACCAGTCAACCAAGACTTCATACGACGATCATCGCTTTCAGAAGCTCTATATCGTACGTGCAAGAATGGACGACGAATGTTAGATCCTAAGATTTGATCGTATACTGTACTTGTTCCAGCAGGAACTAATACACCTTCAATAGAGTTAATACCATTGATAGCACCACGAGTAGAAGCGTCATTTAGATATTTCCAATCAGTCTTATAGAAATCGTAAGAACCTCTACGGAATCCAGAGAATCCTAAGTTCAATGCCATTTCTTCAGAGTTTTCGAAAAGACCAAATGCAGTACCTCCAGCAGCACCACCAGATATAGCAGCTAGCATATCATCAAAGTCAAGTGAAGTCTGACGTTGTAAGAACAACATGTTTTCTTCAATAGCACCTTGAGTATCTAGGTTTTTAAGAATGTTATCAAACTCATCGATTCCAGCAGCAGCAGTAAATCCTACTTCTACGTTACCACGAGATTGAATAGCAGCAAATAAACCTTCAGTACCAGCCAAAGTAGCTACAGTTGTTCCAGTAGCACCTTGATTGTACTCACCTTCTACTAATGCCATTTCTAAGTGATCTTCAAAACGCAAGCGAGTTTCAGATTCAGCTTTTAAATACCATAAATATCCAGAAGTACCATCTTCAGTAGCAACTTCAACCCAACCAATTTGTGCCATATCAGAACCATTAATAGTATATTGATCTCTGATTATAATTGGAGAGTTAGAAAATTGAGTTAACTGAGGCTCTACAGATACTCTTGTATTAGCAGCTTGCGCGCCGATTCCAGCAGCAGCACCACCTAGGTTACTACCTTTTACATATGCAGAACCATATACAAATATCTTGATACCAGCACCAGCTGTAATACCAGCAGCAACAAGACCAGCACCACCAACAAATGGAGCAGCATCAATAGTACCACCGTTACCAGGAGCACCACCAGCAGCTACAGTTGTAGAAGCAGTTACTAAAGCTTTTACTTCTGCGCCTGTTGCAGGGTCTAATACAACTATTGTATCATTAATAGACATAACGTTTCTAGCTGTGTTAGGTATTGTAATTGTGTTTGTTGCACCAGCACCAGAACCATCAGCACCAACAGTTACATTATCATAAGATATATGTAAACGGTTTTGCTCAGACCAAATAACTTGATCAGATGTCATGGGCATTTCTGCGCCAACCATACGTAAGAAGCCAGATAGTGTACGATTTCCGTAACGCTCTACTTCTTGTTCGTAAATCTCAGGTAAATACTGTTGTGCAAAATCTGCACCAGCACCTGTGTTAAATTGTAGGTAGTTACTAGTCAACAACTGTTGAGTTGAAGACGGAATTAAACTACCAAATTGTGGAGTTAAAGCCATAATTTATTATTTAGTTAGTTAAATTTTTTTGTTTTGATTTTTAATTTTGAAGAATCAGCACCGCTTATTGCTTTTACTTTTAACCCACCAATATAAACCTCACCTGAAGCACTTTGCCTAGGTTCATTACTTATGTTTTTAGATTTAGCCATAACATCTTTAACTGCATCGGCTTTGCCTTGCTCATAAAAATGTTGTGCTATAGTATCAGCATTACGAGCTGCGTATATAGCTTTGTGGTAACCTTTAGTATCTGTTATTTCACCTTTTTCATTTAAGAACGTCTTAATGAAGTTTGTAATATCAGATTGATTTTCTGCTACCTGTGTTGGATTTTTAATACCGTATCTAAATTTTTTATCACTAACTTTAAAATCGAAACCTTCGAAATCATTATTCAATAATTTTTTAGTGCGGTCAATAAAATCAACATGCTTTTCTTTTACAGCTTGCTGCTCTTCGTTGTATCGGTTGAAAAACTCTGTTGCTTTCTTTTGCTCTTGGGTTACGCCCGGTCTCAACTTGATCTCGTCGTAGTATTTCCCCTTAAGTTGTTCAAGAAAGCTCTTAGCCTTGGCAACCTCCTCTTTAAACGCAATTTTTCTTTTGCGTATATCTTTTGGTTCGTCGATATCTTCATCATAATTAAAATCTTCTAATAAAAGACTTACGTCTTCAGAATCTAAATGTGGTTTAGTTTGTTTATAATACTCACGTATTAAAGTTTGGTTGTCAACATTGGTATAATCTGCATTAAGTCTAACATAGTCTTCTACAGTTCCACCAGTCTCTTCCATAAAAGAAACTAGTTTTTCAATATTTTCAGGTAGAACTCTTTGCTCTTGTGTAGCTTGTTCTACTTTTTTAGTTACTTCAGGTTGTTTTTCTTTTTCTTCTTCTTCTGTATCTTCAATAACAGTTAAAGGAGATTCTACTTTTTCGTCGGAGGCCCGTACTTTTTCAACCACTTCTTCGCTGTCGCTACTGTTTTTGGACTCTTCGATAATAGCATTGCTATCATTTGTCTCTTGTGTTTGAACGGCATCTTCTTCTTTTTTTTCTTCGTTTGATATTACAACCTTTGTAACATTTGATTCTACTTCTACTAAAGGTTCTTTCATGTTAACTTTAATAGGTTCATTTGTGTTATTACCTAAATTTTTAGGTTTAGAAGGAGTTTTTATTTTAAACTCTCCTTCTTGTTTTATTTCTTCTGACATAATATAATAATATAAAATTAAAGGATTTTATTTTCAACGAGGTTCAAACTCTTCTAGTCCAAACCCTCCTAGTGAGTCAAATCCAGATGACTCAAAGTTTTTAGGTAGTTCATCGTTTTTACGTTGTGATATCATTTCTGATTGCTGTGTGCCTATAATTCTAGCACGTTCGTCTTTACGATCTTCTATATTTTTTTCTTTTTGTGTTTGTGCTTCTGCATCAATTTTAGCTAATTGCATATCATACTGAAACTTCTCCGCCATAAGCTGTTTTTTAATTTCAGCTTCTGTTTGCATGCGTTGTATTTCAAACTGAGATTTACCTTGTTCAAGTTGTAACTTAGTTTCAGTAAGAGCTTGTTGTTTTTGCAATTCAGCTAATGTTGCTTGTTCAGCAGATTTAGCATTAGCCTGAGCTTGAGCTTGTATATTTTCAAGTTGAGCTTTTCTATCAGCTTCTTGCTTTTGCTTACGCTTTATTTTAAGCATTTGATTAGCTAGTTTAATATTAGATATCTGCCTAACATCTATAGCATCTTCAAGATCAATACCTCCATTTTGTAAAGCAATTTGTATATTTCTTTCTAAACCTGCTTTATCTTCTTCTTCAGGTTCTAGCTCTAAAAATATACCAAACTCATGCATATTTAGTTTTTCTATTTGCTCTAAAGTATCTACATTAAAAGTACTAATACTATTCATTAACGCATTTTTAGTAAGAGGAAAATCTAACATATCAGCTATACGCAAACTAACATTTTCAGCTGTTCTAACAGTTAAATACATTAAAGACTGTAATATATGTTTAGTAGCTGTGTTTGATGCTGCAGCTGCTAATTTTTGTAAACCTACTAATGAATCTTTGTCAGGTTTACTACCGTCTCTAGCTTCATTTAATCCCGTGACATCACGTATCATTTGTAAATAATATTGATACGTTTGCACTAAAGATTGTATTTTAGCCATACCAGATGATGTTTGTAGTTCTTGTATTGGAACTTTACCTCTGTTAGGATCACCATCTTGGGTTAAACTTCTACCTACAATACTACCAGTTTGGAAATACATATTCAAAGCTTCAGCTGGATTGTAATTCGTACCATTACCAAGATCAACTTCTGCTAAACCGTCCACATCAACATAAACGCCATCAGGCACCATACGTGATAGTACTTGTTGTAATTTTAAATGAGTTAGCTGTATCATATCAGCAAAACCAATACATTTACTTACTAATGATTCTATTCTGCCTTTGTACATACGTGGAGCAGATAAAGCATAATTCATTTCAACTTTAGTTTGATCACTATAAGGCCTAGTCATGTTTTTAGCTAGCTCCCATTTAAGCATTTTTTCATGACCAAGTATTTTAGCACCGCTGTACAAAACTTCTATAGCTCTGTGTACTTTGTTAAAATTGTCAGTTTCAGGCGGATCAAACGTATCATCTTTTTCAAGAGCTTTTTCAAGTCCTTGATCTGTTTGTTTTATTTTAAATACTTGATTTTGATAAGTTTTATATTCAAAATATAATACTTGTATTAAGTTTTTATCGTAATCATAATTATAAAAATTATTTCTATAATTATTATTGCCTGAATACTTTTGTATTTCTTCTAATTCTGATTGAGTTAAGTAAGGAAATTGTTTTTTAATTTCTTCAAGAGATAAACTTTTTACTTCACCTACATAATATATATCTTCAAAATTAGGATCATCTGTATAAGAATAAATCAAACTAGCTGGATCTACATAATCTACCGTAACACCATTTGCTAAATTAAAATTAGTTTTAACAGCTGATATACCTATTACAGTAAGATCATATGCTAATCTTTTCTTTATTTGATCGTATTTGTTATAATCTAAAACATTACTTATAGCTTCTTCTTCAGCTATTTCAATAGCTTGTTTATAAGAAAGTTGCATATGTAACTCTAGTTCTTCTTTGCTTTTTGGTAATTGTTCTTCAGATACATTAGTTCTTTTTAAATCAATACCAAAAGCTTGTTCTGCGTTTGATATAATATCCGCGGCAAAAGCATCTTCAGAAAGAGCGGTGGCATGGTCTGTTCTTTGTGATATTGAAAATGGATCAGTGGCAAATGATTTTATTTCATAACCTCTGTCTGTCATACCATTAACTACAATATCTACAAACTTAGATAATACAGCCACTGGTTTCCAGTCTAAATTAAGATAAGATAAATCACCATT